TTTAAATACTATTTTTTTTAGTGGCACATTAGACCCTACAGATTTTACAACAACGGGATCGGGCAATATTGTTTTAGAAGATCAAATTGTAGGGATTAAAAGTTTCCGTGATGAGTTATTTATATTTTGTGAAAACTCAATATTTAAATTACAAAATATAAATGATTCTAGCACAATACGAATTGTACCTGTTGCTAAAAATGTAGGATGTTTAAGTGGATATAGTATTCAAGAAATTGGTGGTGATCTTTTATTTTTAGCTCCAGATGGATTTAGAACAGTTGCAGGTACAGCAAGGATTGGTGATGTTGAACTAGGAACAGTTAGTCAGCCTATTCAACCATTAGTTACAGACTTGACAAAAAGCATAAATAGCTTTATAATAAGTAGTGTAGTTTTAAGAGAAAAATCTCAATACAGACTATTCTATACCGACACTACAATAAGTAGTGGATCACAAAGAGGAATTATAGGAACATTAAGACCCGATGGTTTTCAATGGTCTGAAACTAGAGGTATTGAAGTTACTGAAATAGGTTCAGGTTTTAATGAAAATGGGGTTGAAGAATACTATCATGGTGCAACTAATGGGCATGTTTATGTTCATGATTCTGGAAATGATTTTGATGGTTCTAATGTTTTAGCAAGGTATGCTACACCAGATTATGATTATGGTGATTTAGGAACATTAAAAACATTACATTATTTAAAAGTATCTGCTAGTGCAGAAGGCGTAGTCGAGCCAGATGTTCAAGTAAGATATGATTATGGGAGCACCAATACCCCACAGCCTCCTAGTTTATTTGACTTAGGAATTATTAATCCACCTTCATTATTTGGCGAAGCTTTATTTAATACAAATGTTTTTGGAGGAGCAGAAAATCCTTTAACACGATTAAGTTTACAAGGCAGTGGGCATAGTAATAGCTTCACAATTATTAGCGATGATACAAAATCACCATATACAATAAATGGTCTTTATGTAGACTATATACCATCAGGTAGGAGATAAAAACAAATGGCAGGTTACACACGACAAAGTACGTTTGCAGATGGAGATACTATTACTGCTGCGTTATTTAATAATGAATATAATCAAGTTTTAAATGCATTTAGTAATTCATCTGGTCACAAACATGATGGTACTGCTGCAGAGGGTCCAGTTATAGGATTAATAGGAGATGCAGGGCTAACAACTCCTTTAAATAAAGTTTTAATAGATACATCAAATGATCATATTGAATTTTATGTAGATGTATCTTCAAGTTCAGTTCAACAAATATTTATTCAAGATGGAGCTATTGTTCCTGTTACAGACAACGATATAGATTTAGGAACAAGCTCATTAGAATTTAAAGATGCATTTTTTGATGGCACAGTTACTACAGATGCTTTAGTAGCAGATACAGCAGACATTAACGGAGGTACTGTTGATGGTGCTACTATAGGAGCTAACTCAGCCTCTACTGGTGCATTTACTACTGTTACTACTACAGGTAATGTAGATGTAGGTGGTAATCTTACAGTAACAGGCACAACCACATTTAATGGTGGTACATTAACTTTAGGTGATGCTGATACAGATAATATTGTTTTTGGTGGAGAAGTAGATTCTAATATTATTCCTGACGATGATGATACACACGATTTAGGTAGCTCTTCAAAACAATGGAAAGATATATACATAGATGGCATTGCTTATGTAGATGGTATAAATTTTGATGGTACAGCAATCACATCAACAGCAGCAGAGCTTAACATACTTGACGGAGTTACATCAACTGCTGCAGAACTAAACTTATTAGACGGAGTTACAGCTACAACTGCTGAGTTAAATATACTTGATGGAGTTACAAGCACAGCAGCAGAACTTAATATTTTAGATGGTGTAACCTCAACCACTGCAGAATTAAACTTACTAGATGGAGTTACTGCTACTACAGCAGAACTTAATATTCTTGATGGAGTTACAGCGACTGCATCCGAACTTAATATTCTTGATGGAGTTACTGCAACTGCTGCAGAACTGAATGCACTTGATGGTATTACTTCAACAGTTTCTGAATTAAATATTGTAGATGGTGGCACGTCTGCTACATCTACTACATTAGCTGATGCCGATAGAGTTGTTGTTAATGACAATGGCACTATGGTTCAAGTTGCACTGACAGACTTTGAAACTTATTTTGAGTCTACATTAGATACACTAAGCAATGTTACAACTGTAGGAGCACTAAACTCTGGTAGTATTACTAGTGGTTTTGGTGCAATAGATAATGGTTCATCTGCTATTACAACTACAGGTACAGTTACGTATGGTAACTTATCTGATGGCACAATAACAATTACAGCCTTTGTAGATGAAGATGATATGTCTTCAAACTCTGCAACACTTGTACCAACTCAACAATCTGTTAAAGCTTATGTAGATACACAGATTACAGCAGAAGATTTAGACGTAACAACTGATAGTGGCACAATAGCAATAGACTTAGATAGCGAAACTTTAACTATCGGTGGTACATCAAATGAAATAGAAACATCAGCTACAGGTAATGCAGTTACAATTGGTATACCTGCTGCTGCTCAAATTACAACATCACTAGGAGTCGGTGGTGGCTCTACAAATGGTGTAGTTATTGAACAAGGTGCTATTAAAATTAAAAATGGTGGTACACAATCTCATATAGATTTTTATTGTGAAAGTAACAATGCTCATTATTTAAGGCTACAAGCTCCTGCTCATTCAGCATTTAGTGGTAATCCTACAGTAACTTTACCAAATACAGCAGGTACAGTTGCATTAACTTCAAGTGATATTACAGGTAATGCAGCTACAGCTACAGCTTTAGCAACTGCTAGAACTATTGGTGGTACAAGCTTTGATGGCACAGCAAACATTTCAGTAGCTTTGGCAGACACAGCCACAGCATTAGCAACAGCAAGAACAATACATGGTGTATCTTTTGATGGAACTGCAAACATTGATTTAACAGAGGTTATTCAAGACACTGTAGGAGCTATGGTAACTGGTAATACAGAATCTAATATTACAGTTACTTATGAAGACTCAGATGGTACATTAGACTTTAGTGTTACAGGTGGTGGTTCAGTATCAGAAGCTTTTAAAACAATATCTGTATCTGGACAGGATGATGTAGTAGCTGATGCTGCTGCAGATACTCTTACTCTAGTAGCCGGAAGTAATATGACTATTACTACAAATGCTTCTGGAGATAGTATAACTTTTGCATCTTCTGGTACTGGTGGAAGTCAAAACTTATTCTCAACTATTGCAGTTAGTGGTCAATCAAATGTAGTTGCTGATAGCACTACAGATACGCTTACACTTGTTGCAGGTAGTAATATTACATTAACAACTGATGCAAGTAGTGATTCAATTACAATAGCTTCATCTGCTAGTGGTAGTGGTGGAAGCAGTTCTAGCTTTACTAAAAATACTTTTACAGGCGATGGAAGTACAACAGCATTTACATTAACTAATAGTGTATCAAACGAAGATAATTTATTAGTATTTATTGATGGTGTATATCAAGCAGACAATGTATATAGTGTATCAGGCACAACTTTAACTTTTGCTACAGCCCCTGTAAATACCAGAGTCATAGAAGTATTTGCAGTTGAAGGAGGTATTGTAGGTTCTGCTCCAGTTATAGATACTATGACTGGTGATGGTTCAGACACTACACTAGCTCTTAGCACAACTCCAACTTCAGAGAATCAAACTTTTGTAACTATTGATGGTGTTGTTCAACATAAATCAACTTACTCAGTATCAGGAAGCACTCTTACATTCTCTACAGCACCTCCAACAGGAACTGCAGTTGAGTGTATAACATTTACTAATGTAGCTGTTACAACTTTCCAAGATGGTGATGGGGATACAAAAATACAAGTAGAAGAAAGTTCTGATGAAGATATTATAAGATTTGATATAGCAGGTGCAGAAGACTTTACAATGACTGCTAATACTTTTAATGCTTTATCAGGTAGTACTATAAAAACAGATACTATTGGAGAAACTACATCTGCTTCCGGAGTAACTATTGATAGTGTTTTACTTAAAGATGGAAGTGTTACAAGTGCTGCAGGTGGAACATTTACTACAGCAAGTGGTAATGACCTGAATATAGTCTATCCAGATACTAGAAGTTTATTTATAAAAGAAGCAGGTACAACTCATGTTACTGTGGATAATGAAGGAAAAGTAGGTATAGGAGACACACCTGCTGCACAATTACATGTTGAACACAGTTCTGGAACTGCTTATAATGGGGCTGCTGAAATAACAGAATCTTTAATAGTAAGTAATAAAGCAGGAACAGATGACTCTGGTGTAAATAACGTAGCAAGTATTGGATTGCACGTTGCTGATGGAGCTACGTCACAAGGGTTTATAAACTATGTAAGAACAGGAAACAATACAGGTAACTTTACATTTACACAACGAACAGGCTCATCAACTTATGCTGAAGCTATGCGTATCACTTCAGTTGGGGACGTATGTATTGGTGGGTCAAATGAT